GAGCAGCTACCCAGTGTTGGGCAGAACGTGACACTCGCACAGGGGCGGTGTCAGGTTCTGAAAGAGCTTCGAGACCTACTTCGTAAGTCCCCTGATTACGCGGCAGAATCTAAACGATAGCTGCTAGATTACGCATACCGATAGGAGCGTTCACAATGGCAATTCCAGCGCAAGTTCAGCGTCAGTCTGAGGCGATCAGCAAGCTCTACGAAGAGCTTAACAGCGACGACAAGGGTCAGGTCGAAGAGACCGAGGCCACCGAAGAAGCTGTGGAGACCGCCGACAGTGAGGTCGAGCAAGCACCCGCACCCCAGCAAGCCGAGCAAAAAGCTGAGGGTGACAAGACCAGCGAAGATACCCTTGAGCAGAAGTACAAGACCCTCCAAGGCATGTACAACGCTGAGGTTCCCCGGCTGCACGCTGAGAAGCGACAGCTTACTACCCGTGTAGAGCAGTTGGAGAAGCTGCTCTCCTCTATGAGTACCGCCACGTCCAAGCAGGCTGATGATACGCCCGCTGAGAAGCTCGTTACCGAGCAGGACGTGGAGGACTACGGTGACTCCATCGACGTGATGCGACGGGTCTACCGGGAGGAAATCAGCGGGCAGCAGGCACGCATCAATCAGTTGGAGCAGCTAGTACGCCAGATGCAGACGAGTGTTGTGCCGCAGGTGCAGCAGCAGCCTGTTGACGACGTGCTTGTTCTGCCCGGAGAGCAGCAAGGCGTGCAGCTTTTTCTTCTTCAGTCATGGGTTATCCTCCAAGAGCCGCAATTTCAGCCGCCAAATCGTCATCACTCAGCGAAGTGAGATCCGGAATATCGAGTTCAGTTGAGGTCGCACCCGGAACGAATGGTGCAGGACCAGCCGGAGTGACTTCAGTTGTGGGACGTGCTCGGGGACGAATCACCGAAGGTTCAGGAGCACCAGCCACAGGTGTTGCAGGCGGGTTCTGTCCAAGAGCCAAAGCCAGCAAAGCATCAGTCGAGACACCACTTTCTGCTTCTGGAGCAGACGAAGAAGAGCTACCAGAACGACGACGACCAGTTCCAGTTGACCGAGATCCCGAACGTGAACCACCAGACGGAGCACTTCCTCCACCAGCACCTGCCAGTGACGCAGCAGCGGCTTTGGCCATAGCTTGTCGATGTGCCATCATTGCTTCGATAGAAGCACCAGAGACATTTCGTCCAGCCAAGCCACCATTTTGCAGCCAAGTATCAAACTCTTCTTGAGAGTTGATTCCTGCCAGTTCTTGAGCCACCAAAGCATCGTTCTTCAGTTTCTGCCCTTCATCATAGGCAGTCAGAACGCCTCGACCAGCTTCACCTGCATTGTTGATCCCCGCCTGTGCAGTGGACAGAAGACCACCGACATTCGGGTTCGCAACTTGCAGGGATTTCCATTGTGGACCGTATGCCATGGGCTATTCCTTACAAGCTGTGTTCGTCGATCTGGCTCTGAAGTTCACCTTCAGTCTTCGTACCAGTCGCGTACCGGCCACGAATTCGATCTTCGAGAGCCGTGTTATAGGTCTGTGTCTGGTTCGCAAGGTTCGTGTCCCATTGCTCACGAGCAAAGGCCATCTGTTCCTTGGCCATCTTGTGAGCTTGGAAGCTCGACCAGAGGTTCCCCAGCACCTGAATCCCACCCAGAACCAGACCTGCTCCCCCTTGAGGAGAGAAGAATCCAGAACCTTGCTGAGTGTTGGTCATGCCCGCTTGAGGGACTTGAGGGGATTGCACGGTGACATCAGAGATACCGGCACCACCCACATTCCCCATGGGTGCTCCGCCACCAGCGACTTGTGTCATACCCATCTGAGTGTTGTTCAGTTGAGCACCGTTCGTTGTTGCGTCGTTGTAGTTGTTGAATTGCATGGTCAATTCCTCGGCAGTGTACGGGCGATTGTCACGTATTCATACACCATATCGTGGGTAAGTTCTACGATCTGCGTCCCTGTCATTGTGGTTCGACGGATGTACTGTTCCGAGGTTTCCGGGAGATATCCACGAGAATTGCCACGTTCTTTTGCCCTTGTAAGAGACATCGGGTTGAAATTCAAATTACTTTCTCCATCCAGATCGTCGATCAGATCCTGAATGTACTCCATTTTCTCTTCATAGTCGCTTCGATCAGCGTCAAGGTCTTCTCGCATCTCTGCGATATCCCCCTGTACCCATCCAGCATACCCATTGGCAAGAGCATTCCCCAAACCAAGCAGACCTTCTGCACTGAAGAGCGATGTTCCAGAGATGGCCATACCGATGGCGAAGGAAGCCAGTGCTGCGAACAGAGCACCCCACTTCTCACCAAACAGTTCAGTGCCAACGATCTTGAGCACTTCTGCAATGATGATCGACGCGATGTAGTTGGCCACAACGCCCGCCACAATGGCGGCTGTACCTGTGAGACCGAGGGCTGTGCCAATGGCCAGATTCCCTCCCAGAATCCCACCCCCGGCAGCAAACGACCCCGGAAACACCACAACTGCTATGATGATAATTGCAATGACCAGAAGGATCTTGAAGATCCCTTTCTGCCACCATTTCTGTGTCGTCACCTCATATGAGTTGAAGAGGATGTGTGAGTTCGCAGTACAAAGCTGCGTGTAGTCGATGATGTTCATTTCGAGCATCGTCGGGTAATGTAGTGGAACCAAGAAACCAGACTCATCATCATCGTTCAAAGCATCAGTCGATGAGATCGTTACTGCTTTCCCACCATAGATGTAGTTCTGAGAAACCAGTCCCCAGATCGTAATCACTCGATAGGTATCAGCGTCGATTTGACGATAGATCTTCATCGACGGAATCGAGTTAGAAACCAGACGAGTTCGATCAGTATCTGAATTGTTGTAAGATTCTTCCGTTTCCCACGTTACAGCAGATCCCACTTCCATCTTGCAGTCTTTGATCTTCGACTGGATATCAGTCACCACTTCGAAGGTTCCAGAAAACTGCTCTTCTTCAATGTGAACCCATGTCAGCCGATAGTCGATACCAATCGACCCATCTTTCAGCTTGATGGTAGTTGTCGGAGGAGGAGCCAAAGAAGGAATTTCAGGACGAGGCGGAATCGGATCCCAAGGTGTAGAATTGTTTTCGTCTTCGTTTTCGTACTGAGCTATCCAGTTCTGCAAGGCGATTTTGGCTTGTTCATAAGCATCAAGTCGAGCTTGAAAGTCTGCCATGGCTGAACCAGAACCAGAATCCTGAAATGGGATCATCTTCTTGAAGAAGTCATAGGCATACATCTTCGCTGTGTTCTCTTTCGCATTCAACGAAGTACCCCAAACCAAATACGCATAGTCGATGTCGTCGATGGATTCATTTTCTTCCACCGTTTCAACAAGTTCTCCAAACCGTTTTCCGGGAAAAGCACGACGATAGATGGCCTCATTCTCCGCATTGAGATCGGAGTATTGAGGTTCTTCGATGGATGTGTTGTTGATCCGGACAGGAACGAACGGGAAAAACTCCTGAAAACCAGAAGCATCTACATCTCCTACCAGAGCATCCAGCGTCGCATTTCCTGTCCCCACTTCATAGATGAAGATCTGTTCCGGACCATACTGCTCACCAATGAAGATGTCTTGAGTGTCATATTGAGACTCCCATAGTACATCCACCTGTTCACCTGTCGTAACAGCAGTTTCGGTACGGATCACACCACCACCGAGATCTGTCGTTGTCACTACTGTGTTGGTGTATCCACCAATGACTGCATCAGCCCCAGTGAAGTAATAGGTTTGACGTTCACCTTGCAGTTCAATCCCATTCTGTTGAATCATGATTTCCCGTTGATGGCTTTCTGTCGAACGATTCAGTTGGGCAGCCACATCTGCATTCACTGCATCTTCATGGATCACATCAGGATCACCATTGTTGTAACTGTACGTCGTCGTCCGAGTCCGTATGAGAGTCACCGGATCGAAAGCAGGGGTGTTGGTAAGCTCAGTGAAGTCTGTCACATCCGGAAGGGTATTCACCACAACTGGAGTTCCTTCAACCAATGGACCCTCAGAACTGTCGGAGTATTCGATGTACTTCCCGATGATGTATCGCTTGCTGGAACTGAACACAGGTCCATATGTCCCGTCGTTTGCAAACGAGAAGAAGTCGTTGTTTGGAAACTCGATGGTGAATTCATCTGTCGATGGATCGTAATCTCCCAGATACTCTTCACTGATCCGTTCTGGATGGTTCTCCAAAATCCATTTCTCAAGCCATGGTTCAAAGTCTCCGTCACTGACAAAGGCATTGTAGACTGAGATCTGCAAACCAGCAGGAGCAGGAGGAACTGGAGATAGAGTGATTTCCCCAGCCACCACAACAGGATCCACCGAAGCAGAATTCACAATCGAAGCTGTCGGCATGACAGAGTAATCCACCTGCTCACAGTATCGGAAGAACTGAAGCAGTTTCTGTCCCGGACCATTGAAGTAGGCACCAGTCAACTCATCAGCCAGCGATGGAGCATCGGCCATCACTGCACCAAACATGGTTCCCTTCAAAAAGTCTGGACGATCATCCTCGTCCCCAGCCATATTGTAGAGCGTGCTGGAGACGGTGATGATCTTCTTGTCGGAGAACAGACCCATATGGAAGTCTCCTTACAGGTTGTTGTTCGTCTTCACGCTGCCAAAGACACTGGACACATTGGCTTCAGAGAACTCCGCAGGAACCGGAACACCAATATCCAGAGTTTTCCGGGTGATCCACGAGTCCAGATACATCTTCGCTGTCTTGTGCTGTGCATCCTTGATAAAGCTGTCGATCTGCTGATCGTACAGGTCTTTCTGTTTCCCAACAGAACCTTCCACAGTGGAACCATCGCTCCGAGTATCCAGAGTCTTGGCCCGTTCTGCTTCTTTCTGTTCTTCGGTGAGATGGATTTGTTCACCAACCAGTTCGACCTGACGAGGCAGAGTGTTCGAGAGGTTGTAGTCCTTGATGTCAGCATCAGAGACAAGGTTCCGCTTCTGGAGACCAATGACACCAGTGATGGGTGTCAGACCATCCTGACGAGTGTCCAGAGTGTTTGCACGCTGCGTCTCGACCTGTTCTTCCACCAGCTTGGTTTCAGCAGGTTGACGTTGGTTGAGAATGTGCTGCTGTTGAGCCAGTTCTACCGGCAGCATGTTGTCACGACGGAACTCTTCGATATCAGCAGCCACCGGAACAATGATCTGCTTCGAGAGGCTGAAGAACCCGGTTCTGATATTCAGCAATGGCAGCCTGTGCAGGCAGTATTCGATCTGTCTGAATCTTATTCATCGCCACAGTAGACGGCATCACAGCAGTACGCTCGTAGTGCGTGACAGAGAGATCAGCAGGTTGCTGATAAGTCCGCTGGAACTGTTTGATGGCCACATCAGCAGTCACACTGTCGTGGTTCGCTTCTTCCGTGGCGATTTGCATCTTGGTCAAACCATACTGAGCAGCCACGAGGTTCAATTCGAAGTTGGCACGGGAAGCGTCGATCTTGGTCTTCTCAAGCTCCACCAGAGCCTGAGTTGCTTGGATCTCAGCAATACGGGCCTGCATCTGTGCGGTGACGGCAGCCCAACGTGCTTGGTCTTTCTGGAGAGTGAAGGAGACAGCCTGTCCCATCACCTGATTGGCAACGGCAGTGTAAACCTCAGCGTACTGGGTTCCTGTGATTCGGTTGCCTTTGAATTCTCGTTCGAGATGTTTGTCCATGGCTTGCATGAACACATCGAAAGCACCCGGACCTTCCAGAGTACCTTCACCAGCAGTGACTTCTGCAATCGACGCTCCAACAATCTCGGAATAAAGATCCGAGCTTTGGTCTGGAGTGATGTCGTATTTCCCGTCACTGAAGTCAGGAGAGGCGGGGATGTTTACCCCCGCCATCAGTGCAGTGAACAGATCATTCGCCAACGTAGACGAATTGTCGGTGTTTACAAATTCATTGCTCATCGCACTGATCTCCTGTTTTCTTTAACCCGATATAGCGAGTTTAGTCGTGAGCGTCCACGGCCCCTCGTGCTTTCTGGTCTTTGGCCAGAGATTCGACTTCTGCCGGAGTCAGAGGAGGCAGTTCTTCGATGGCAAAACGAGGCATGAGAACAGTCTTGTACTGCTTCACACCGAAGCTCTGACCACGAGTTTTCACTTCCTTCCGCATCGGATAGCGTTCTTCACGCATCGACTCCAGAAGGATCTCAGGAACGTGGTAGCCCAGTTCATTCTCTTCACCGAAGGGAATGTACTTCGAGACCTTGCCACAGAACTTGTTGTAGACGGTCTTGATGGCACCCGGCAGAGCCGAGTCACCCGGATCCAGATTGGTGATCTTCACCCGATGCAGACGCATGGCCTTCGCACGAACGATGGCACGTTGTTCAGCATGATTGAGACCGGGAGTGTAGGGATTCAGCAGAGCCTGTGCAGTTCGGGGAAGATCCATGATGGACTTCTTTTCCAGAACCTTCTTGGTTTCTGCGGGAGTCTTGTTCGCCAGAGCTTCCATCAGAGTTTCATCGACTTCTTCATCAGGTTCGCTTTCTTGGGCTTGCCGTTCCAGCAGGACCGGGAGAATCTTCTCCTTCAAAGTTCCTGCGCCTGTGTTGCCAGAGAACGAGACTTCGAGTTCGTTGGCGACATACCGGAGCACTTCCTTGTCATCCGTGTTGTCCACGATTTCCAGAAGCTCGTCGGTGGTCTTGTTGGAGATATCATCCATTGGGTTGATCCTTTTCAGTTACCATGGTGTTGTTCGCTTAACACAGCCTAAAAACCAGAGCAAGAAATGAAAGAGGCACCCGAAGGTGCCTCAATCGTTGGTATGTGCCTGAGATTACTCAGGGATGGGGCTATAGGCCACGGCCATACGTTCGCCACGGAGCTTGATGAAGCCATAGAAGAACTTGATCGAGGAGAACCCGATCTTGCCGTAGGGGTCAGTCCGGTCAGCAGTCTTCTCACCGGGCTTCTTGACGATGATGCGGAACTTGGACTTGCCCTTTCCGCCCATGCCCTGAAGGCCGATGGTTGCGAATGCCTCGTCACCGATGACCAGCAGAGGAGCCACGTCGTAGCGACCGCCAGTGGCTTGGTAGCCACCATTGCTCGACTCGACAGCACCAACACCCTGCCAACGCATCATCTGCGGAACCACGATGATCCGGAGATGTGCAGTCGGGATCGCACCGATCTCACCATTCATGATCGTAGCAGCATCTGCATACTTCTCGACAGGAACGAAGTCTGCCCAGTCGCTGATCATGATCTGGAGTTCCGAGCCAATGTACGCGACACGGCTGGCCGAGATCACACGGGTGTCAGTCATCCGCGAACCCTTGATGATACGGGTCTTCTTCGGAGTCCGGTTGTCATCAAGGATGACGCTCAGACGCTTCAGATCACCGACATCGAGAGCCGTGACAGAACCGGATTCACCGGAAACCGTCGCCACCGAGGTTGCAGCACCGGGGAAGATCTTCACGTCAGCAGCCGACAGGAGGTCAGCTTGCAGAAGGTCTTCGTAGATCTCGTTCGCACCACGGAGCATCTCACGCGAAAGGTGGCCGTAGAGGTCAGAGTCGGTGTCGAACATCAGCGAGTCTTCGGTCCATTCCATGAAGAAACCGTGCTCTTGGATTTCACCCTTGCGCTCCAGACGGGTAAAGCCGACGCGGTTCACGCGACCACCATTTTCCGTCAGAGTCGGCATTTTGCCGAGGATCGTACCCACGTCACGCGAACCACCGTACATCGAACCGGCGTTCTCCTGCTTCACACCAGCACCAGCAGCAGTGATGGCAGCGTCAGCATCAGTTTCGTTCGCATAGTGAATCACGTTGTCGGTCATGCCGATCAGGGTCAGACCAGTGCCACCGGAGTTGTCAGCAGCATCGGTTGCAACCACTTCAGGAGTGCCAATAATGGCGGAGTTCACGTTGTTGTTGATCGCAGTCACAGCAGCAGCCGAGCCAGCGTTGGCGACAGTCAGCGGGTTGGGGAACGTCACGGTGAAAGTACCCGGAACACGGGCAACACCATTGGCGTCGATACCTTGGTCGTTGACGTTCAGTTCATCCAGAAGCGGCACGTAGTAGTACACACGCAGTTCTTTGCCGTAGTGCTTCGGCATGGACTTCGCATCCGCCAGCGGAGAGAAATACATCTCTTCGGCAGCGTCGATCAGCGACTTTCGATCCCAGTAATGGGTGTTGAACTGGGGGCCAACGCTGGACTGGTTGCCTGCTTCGTTGACCTTGGGGGTGTTATAGATCTGAACCATGGTGTTTTCCTTTCAGTGTCTCAGAGTTTCACTCGGGAGGAGCCATCTTCAGGAATTCCTCGTCCGACATTTTATCGAAGTCAGGTTCTTTGGGAGTCGTATTTCCCGTCTGCTTCGAGGGAGGTGTCGAAGAAAGATGTGGATTGGCAGTCGGCTTCTTCGTACCTGTCTGCTTCCTCGCTCCCTGTGCAACTGGCTGATTCTGAGGTTGGCCCGATTTCAACGGAGCCATAGAACCACCTTGCGCGGGATTGGGTTGAGGTTGATTGAACACCCCAGCGTTCTTCATGGCTTCTCCGACTTGATCGAAGGCTTGCAAGAACGGAATTCCTTGCAAGTAACCAATCGAGCGTTGGTAGTTCAACTCCTCGACTACTTTATCGTAGACCCCGGATGCTTTCATCTCGTGCAAATTGCCCAGAATACCGGGGTTTTCACGAAGTTTCCGCTTCGATGTGTCATCCCAAGAATCATGGATATGAGTGACCAGTGCTGCCCCTTCGGGAGATGATACAGTCGTTTCCAATACTTCTCGAAACTCGTTCGACTGGGGATTACCAGCGTAGTTATTGGCCTGATAACCCGAATCTTTTTCAACATCAAGATCCATTGGGTCAATTTTGTGACTTTTTAGCAACTGTGTAATTGCACCCTTGTCACCTTTTGATAGGTCGATAAGGAAATTTAGCTTCTCAGGATCGTTCAAACCCTGGTCGGTAAGCATTCGATTCAGAGCTTTCATCGGCTTGATCTCTTGCATCCGACGCGAATAGTTCACGCCTTGCTGCATAAGACGAATGGCATCTTCAGGAGAACGCACAGTGAAGTCCTTGCCATCCGCTTTGAACGGGGCAGTGATCTTCGAATAGAAACCAAGAGCAGCATCCACCGCAGCGGTATCCATGCCGTCAGGGAGTTTGTAGTACCCAGCTTTCGCAGGGGTTTCCTTTCCCTTTACAGCTTTTCCGTCTTCGGCTTCTGCATCGGGAGTCTTCCCTTCTTTTTTGGCGTCTGCTTCGGATTGCTCACCGGACGATGCTTCATCACCTTCTTCGGAGTTTTGTCCGGCCAAGGGGTCAGATGCGTCGTTTTCTTCCGGATTTTCTTCTTCTTCGTTTTCGTCAGAGGAGCCGGAAGCAGAACCATCGTCGGACTCATCAGACTCACCAGCGTCAGCAGATGTGTCAGACCCGTCAGGATCGTTGCCATCATTGCTTTCTTTTTGGTGCGCTTCGGGGTCGTTGGAACCTTGTACTGCTGCATCGTAGTCGTCCTCGCTGGTCAGAGATGTTTCACCGTCCGGGACATTCCCCGAATAGTCTTCTTCTGACAGCTTGAGGAAATCCTCGTCACTCATGTTTTCGAAATCGTCTCGGGTTTGGGGATCTTGAGCCATGATTCTTCTCCATCATTGGGCTAGGGGAAATGGCGAAAGCCGGGAGTTACCCGGCTGCCGCTTCTTCTGCTTTGATTGCTTCGTCACGAGCCTCTTCGAGAGCAGTCATCTCATCACGGGCCATGTTGCCCTGTTCGATGATGTTCTTCATGTAGGTCCGGAAATCACCAATCGAAACCAACTGACGAGAGCAGTCTTCACGGACCTTCTCATTCAGACGACCGGAGGCAATGAGTTCTGCCAGTCGCATTGGTTCATCGGTGAGATACCCTGTCATCACGAGAGCCTTGAAATCGTCGTTGTCTGCAAGACGACGGGCAGCATCAGCACGTTCGGTAATCGTACCGTAATGCTCTTTGGCTTCTTCGTACTGTTCGAGGGTGAGTTCGATGGGGGATTCTTCTTCATCTCCCAGAGATGCGTTGTAAAGATCAGCCATTCATAGTCTCCAGTATTGGACCGGGGGACCGAGGTATTCAGTCCCCCTTCAGTCTTACTGGCTGCTTAATGGACCCATCGGAACTCTTTGTCCAGCCCCTTGGCTGAATTCCGGAACCATGGAAGGGTCTGAAAACCCTGAACCAAGGGAAGGAGCACCTGAAGGTTGACCCGGTGCAGGTCCACTGGCCACAGGAGGAATGACGTTCGCATTTGCCTTCACGTCGTCCGCTGCATCCGAAAGAGCGTTGTATCCGACGGCTGCTTCGATGTTTGGCATCGGAGTCTCACCACCCAGTAGAGCTTTGGTGACTTCCAGACTCCGGTTGCCAGCAGCTTGAGCACCCATCTTTTCAACTTCACGCTGATGCGAAACACCCGAGACATCGTTGGTGACTTCTTCCAGCAGTTTCGCAGCACGAGCACGAGCTTCTTCTGCACGAGCTTGATCGAGAGCAATATCAGACTGGAGTTTCATCAACTCAGCCTTGGCAGTCTCCACAGCAATCGGATCAGGTTGCGGCTGGTACGAACGGATCTGTTCAGCGAGATCAGGCATACGCTTGAGATCTGCGATCTTCCCAAGAACCACCTGACGCAGAGTTGGATCCATATCCGGACCAACAGTCTGGAGAACCATTCCGAGATCATTGGCTTTCTGTTCATCGACAGAAGCAGTCGAGATATCGACCTTCAGATCAAACTGACCTTCCAACTCATCCCGTGAGATTTCGACGAACTCTTCGTTCGTAACACGGACAACTTCCTTTTCGCTCAAGAACTTGGCGTTCATGGCGATGATCTTGGTCCCGATGTCCTGCATACCTTTGGCAAGACGACGAAGGATGCTCATCTCACGAGTAGCAGCAGAGTCCAGAGCACCACGGATACCCGTAGCAACTGAACCATAGGCATCACCAGAAATACCACCACTGAAGGATTTCACCCCTGTGAGAGCTTCGGCTTCAGCATTCTGCATCTGAATGGTTTCATGAGCACTCCGAGGAATCTCCGGATACTCCATCTGACGGATGTTTGCTTTGGGATCACCGTTCGGATTGAATTCGAAGTCTTCCCCGTTCACAAACCGACGCTTGTTGATCGGATCGAGGAAACCTTTGGCGTAACCAGTTTGAGCATTGGCAGAGCGACCCATGAGGTCAATGACCCCACGAGTGACAGCACCAATGATACGCTGGTTGTCTTGGAGCAGCGACGCATCGGCCTCGCCAAAGACCGATTTGAGGATGGGCATATAGGGAATGATGACAAACGGAGGTTTGCTATCGGGGAACGGATTTTCCCGCATCTCGATGATGGTTTCACCAACCCATGTCACAACGATGGGAACCATGACACCAGTCTCATAGATGTCATAGAAACCCCAGTATTCGTAGACCAGAACCTTCTGCTTGTCAGCAGACCCAGAACCTGCACCAGTACGCATGTCGTTGTTCGGGGTGGTGGATTCGTGATCAGGGTTCCCGTGTTGGGATTGGATCTTGGCCGACTCCCAGTTCACCTGCTCCAGATTCTGATACTGAGTCTTGCGAGCCTTCAGTTCAGACGGAGTGGCTTCATAGGTATGGATCATGTACTGGGCATTCTCCCAGTCACCATCACACGACGGATCGACGAAGAGATTGGCGATGTTGATGATCCGCACAGACGGGCAGTTCTTTACCATCTTCTCTTCGACGGATTCAATGACACCATCAGGTTCAGCCGTGACGAGTTGGTTCATCTCCACACTCATCTCAGCAGCAGCTTTCAAAGACTCAGGCAGAGACTCCCAATCGGGAATACCTGCTTGCATCATCTGTACAGCCTGCATGATCATTTGAGCTTCTTGCTCATCTTGAACCGGATAGAAGTTAAAGTTCGTGGTTTCAACTTTCTCAGTTCGGTATTCCTGTTCCCAACCAACACGAACCACCACAGACCCTTCGTCCACAGCAGTGCGAACGTAACGGTCGATGAAGTCCACCTTGTTGATCTTCGTGTCAAACTGCCAGTTCAGCAGGATCTGGTTCTGCTTGGCTTTGGGCGTGTCTTCATGGGTCCGGGGCAAGACTTGGAACATCCGGTCAGTATTCAGGAACGGCTCACTCAGAGCCGGATACCGCCATTCGTTGTGCTTTCGGATGAGCTTCGGTTGAACAGCGGATCGACCCGGTTTCGCTTTCTTCGGTGCTTCCGCACCTGTTGCGTTCCGGAGATCCAGCCATCCTTCGACGTTGCTTTTCTGGTCGTCGGTTTCTTGCCGTGCAAATTCGAGATCCTGTCGCAGATCTGCAAGGTCTGGCTCTTTCTTCCAGTTGGTCAGCTTGGCTTTTGCTGGCTCAATGGTATCGAGCTTTTCGGGGTCCACGTCTTGAGCACCGGAATCTTCGTTCCGGTTTTCCGACTGTACCTTGTATTCTTCATTCATTTCCATGGTCGGACCCTTATTTCAGGATTTCAGTCAGTTGCTGATAACCCTCTACAGCAATATCCTTTTCTTGACCACACTCGATCAGAGCATCACCAAGACGGCCCATTCGTAGCTCATCTGAACCAACAGAGGAACCAGAAACAGTACGGATGACATCCAGAGGATGATCACACGGAACTGTGACGTTAGTCGGTAGAGGTTGGACTTGGACCCCATCGCTGTTCCAACCGGCGCAACCCGCCAGTAGCAGCAACACCGGGGTTATCAGCACCTTTCGCTTCAAGAGCTTGTTGTTCGAGATCATTGATCAACCCTTCCTTTTCACGATTCAACCGTAGAATCTCCGCGTTCTTCTCGTTGAGATCGAGATTCAAATCAAAGATTTCAGCCTGAAGCTCTTGCTTTTGTTCTTGATATGCCTCGACTTGCCACACGGTTCCTTTGTGGACACCATAGGCAAAAGCCCCACCCATCAGAGTGAGGCTAATGCCGAGAGCAATCAGATTGCGTTGTATGCTCATAGGAACTTCTCCAGAAGACGTTCACGCAGCTTGTTCCCAATAGTCACAGGATCTTGGAAACCATTGGTATCACCCGGAAGTACGGTATAATCCCACTTCCAGCGTTGCTTTACACCGAGAGTCGGTTCGACTTCAGCATGAGTCAGAGTCGTCCATTTGGACACAGGAATGTCATATTCCTCGACCAGTTCAGCAGTCTGTTCCAGCATTGCATCAATGCCTTCCCAAGTGATGGGGTTCGATCCCCAAACCATGGGATTTGCTTGCTTGGAACCAGCCATAGCATCGACCGATTGACCAATCCAGCCAGTGTTCATGGACTTGGTATGAGATGCACCGATACCACGACGCCAGTCATACATGACCTGTTCAGCCACAGTGGCCTCGCCTTGAATCGTGTCACCCGTCCTGCTGTGCAGGAAGTTGTAGGCTTCACGTTCCATGTCGATGAAGCCTTTGGCTCCAGCAGTCCAGTGCCAGACGATACCACGAACGCCACGATCAAAGAGATCCTGACGATCACTGACACCACGCTTTCGCATGGCTTTTTCAATACCAGCACGGGTATTTGGACCCATGATACCATCAACGTCAAGAACAGCACCCCGCAGGATGCCGTTCACTCGACCTTGGTAATCTCGAATGGTGAAACTCATCGTATGATTTCCTCATTGGTAAGATCGCTCAGGTGAATGTTCCGTTCAGGTTCAGAGGGGTAATACGTGTTTGAACAAAACTTATCAGTGGAGTCATCAACTCCCGAGTCGTTAGCTATCACATCATACCGAACACAGACATAAAATGGTTCAGTCGGTACAGCCGGGGGATCAGATTTTTCGTTGTCAAAGAAAGCACCCCAACTCCAAAACTTCGAATCATCTACATGATCAGTATAGTTGCCGTTTCCTTTTCGACTTCCGAGTCGTGTTCCGTTTTCAGCATGAAGGGAAGCAGTCCATGTTCCTGATACTGATTGCAACGCATCTGCATCATATTTGACCAGAGGATTCACATCAGTCTCAACAAACACAAGCTCCACAGTCGCACTGACAAATGGACGATTTGCCCAGAACGTATCGTAGAACTTGGCATATGCTCCTTGCATCATGATGAGCAAGATACAGAACACAAACCCAGAAATCATCACACGAAGATCATCTCGATTACGAGTCGTCTTTTCAGCACGCATTTGGGGGATGTAAGCCTTGTTCATGTCTTCCTCTGGAATCTGCTTGTGATCCTCCTGATTGTCGATCCGTCCGTCCGGACCATAATGACGAGGTGTCGGTTTCGTCGGTTCATTGGCTTCGCCAGAAATGAACCGTTCAACCAAAGTCACAGCTACAAGACCAATCAAGAATGATGCAGCCGTAAGCGTCCCCATCGCTCCAGCCATCTCATCTGGTAGATCTCCGATCCAAGGTTTCATGATCACAGGTCCAAGAATACCGACGCCGAATGCGACAGCACCACCTACGAATACGACACGAAATCCTTCGTTCCAAGAAGTTTTGAGAACCGCTGCACGAACAGAACCACCCAACGCACCGAAAAACGTAAGGATTGCGGCACGTTGGTTGAAAACTTCGTAGAGCAGGTTTGGATCTTTTTCTGCGCTCATTAGACGAATCCCCGATCTTGGAAACGGGTATCCTCATCTACGACTTCCGATGTCTGAGACTTGTTCTCACCAACATCTTCTCCGATCATTCGGAGGTAACGGCCATAGTAGGAATTCCCTTTCGCAGTGTGTTCTTCCCCACCCATGTGGCTGAAGTACAAGGCCGAAACATACAAGGTCAAGGCTTCATACAGGTGATGCGGAAGTTGCATCTCCCCTTGCAGATCAATCTCAGGATGATGCGTCTGGAACTTCAGATCCACAGCAGGACCGTAGTCCACCATGAACGCATCCGTGAATCGAACTGTGTGGGGTGATGGGAGGGTGATTTGGTTGTTGGTCTTGGGAATGAACGTCTTCTCATTCTCCGGAATCACTGGCTGTCCGACGGGAACACCGTGTACGGACAAAAGCCGTACATAATCGGTGAACACCTCATCAAGTGTTTCATCGAGAGTGTAGATGTTCTGTCCGGGGACAAAAGCCAACGCAAACGTGGACTCGAACAGCTTCATCCGGGTACTGATGTCTATCAGCCCCTGATTGGTCAGTTCGAGAATCTGATCTTCATGACCGGGGTTCATTTCCCCCAGATCTTGATCGTCCACGGCAGCCGTGTTTTTCAGTTGACCCCGAGCGAGCCTGACAGTGAAATCTGTGAATAGCATGTGTCATTCCTCATACCACATAGGCGTCAATGCCAGCCTCTTCGTCCATCTCCGCCTCTGTACCCCAGATGGGATCAGCAGTCGATACCTCTTCCGGAGTTTGATCTTCTTCCGGGTTCGGTTTCCATGGGTTCATGACGGTAAGCATTGAAATGGTATCTAGGCAGTCATCCTTACCCATAATACCGTCGCGTGTTGCAAGACTAATCTGTTCCATGAACAAACCAACGGTTTTCGTTTCCTTCATCTCAACAGCAAAATGAACTTTCCCGGATTTGAAATACGGGACGATCAGATTGAAGCGAGACAATTTGTCCGTCATTGGACGGATCCCCGGCTTCTTCGTTTTGGGGTCATGAGTCAGATTGAAGTAGATTCCACGACGATCCATCTCAGACATGATCCATGGAATGAAACCACCTTGTTGACCTGTGACTTCGATCCCTACACCTTGAGGATCATACTCCTGTGCAAATGCGAACAGATCATTGATAGTTTTGCCCATCTGTTGACGTTCGCACAGACCATCCACCCAGATCCAATTGCCATCCTTGTCATAAGCCCACACAGAAATCACAGTGTAATCAGCGGTTTGCTTGGACGAAGTGGCGAAGTCAGTGGTGATGTAGAAATTGTAATCCTTCCTGCGTTGCAGAATTTGCTGACGAGACTTCCAGCCGATCTCATTCTCTTGAACCAAGCGAGATTCATCCGAGGTAATCCGAAGCATAAGCTCCTGACGGAACGACTTCTCTTTGCCCTCTTTCACAGCAGATTCATACATCTCCTTGACGTACTCATAGGTGAATCGGTCTTCCCAAGCTCCCGAGAACTCCTCTTCAGAGCAGGGGAATTCCTTGCAGACTGGCCAGACGTTCACCTCCCATGCACCAGACTCGATTGCCTGATACACGATGTCGTCTTTGTTGAAGGGGGTTCCGTTGAGGATCATCTTGTGACGAGTTGGATCCAGAGCGTACTGCACCCCCGAGTAGACCGTATCGTTGATCGCTTCCATTGCAGTGGGTGACTTCGAGTCAGCATCTGAGATCAAGTCATCCATCACAGCCAGAACAGGACGACGATTGAAGATCTTCGTACCCCGGATACCAGATTTGGCACCGAACATTTTCACACCGAAACGACCACCGTTCCGATTGAAAAATTCCATGTAGTTCTCGGTGAAGCGGACACCTTCTTCTGGCAACCAATACTGCAAGAACTCCGAAGAATAGTACCGGGACTTCACAGATTCCCGCATCGACTTCACACCGTTGTCCATCGAATCTGAGATGTAGAGCATCCCCGGAACTGTTCCGAATCCCGGAATCTTGTTGAACATGGCCAGATACAGCGTCAGGTATTCTGCCATCAGTGTGGTCTTCGCAGTACCACGAGCACAGAGGTTGGTGATCTTCTTTTGCTTGGTTGGGAGTTTGTCGAGCATAGCCAAGTGCATTGTGGGAGTCTTGTTGTCCTCACCACGACCATCGTTACACAGCTTGATAAAGTTCATGAATTCGAGACTGAACTTCGAAGGGATATACCCCCCGTTGTTCAGCCATTCGAAATCCACTTCATTCAGGTAGTCATCTACCGACTTGTTCCCGAAGAATTTACTCATCCACGATCTCCGCTTCCGGAATGTTCAGTGGCATTCCTGCAACATCTTCCACAGTCATGCCTTTCCCTTCGATGGTTTTCATCTGCATCTCAGCCATCTCGGAGAGACGCTGTTCCAGAGCTTTCATGCCATCATTGAGACCGATCTCGACTTTGAGTTCAGCCTTGTTCGATTCAGGCTTCTTCAGGTGAGTCAGAATCGAGTTGGCTGCTTCCACACGCACTTTGTCACTCACGCTCACGTCATTCATGATCTCGTACTGGGTGTTCAAAGCCGACTGGAACATATCCTGATTCAGAACCCATGTTGGAATCATGGCTCGTTCGTAAACCAGATTCACCAGTTTCCCTTTGTTGTATGCGGCAACGTAACTGGCGATGTCTTTGGGCTGCCGTCCGTCGGCTACCATCTGCTGATGTCGATCAGGGAATGTGGCCTTGTAGGCTTCGAGGTTTGATTTCCCCATGACCTTGTGTGACACATACATCACAGCACGAACATAGTCGCCCAGCTTGAACCGACCTTCCGACAGTACCTGACTGAACGAAATGAAGTTATCCCGGATGTAACGGGCTTCTTCTGGGTCTTTGGACAGGTTGTTCAACTGATCGACCATATCCTGCGTGATGTGACCTTTCTGGCCAGCGGGCAGGCTGTCTTGTACCTCTTTCAGTGTAAGCATTGCTCGTGGCTCCGTTGTTGTGGTAATGCAGTCACACTGAATCCTATAACCTGAACCAAGACTGGAAAGCAAATGCCTCAAACATGCTCCACAAATTATGTGTGCAACCCAATCTGGTACACGCAAGCTGACATGACCGAGAAC